GTAAAGGTCGGCGTGCTGCTGGTGAGCGTGCAGAGGCCCGTCGCCCCTGACACGACATCGCCAGAGGCCGGATTGCCGGTGGTAATCCCATAGGTAATAAACGTCGAGCCGTCCGTATGGAGAAACTTTCCCGTGGCGCCGGACCCCGTAAACGTCAGGGCTTCCCCTTGGACAAATCCAGCCGTAAAGGTGTTGGCGGGGGATTGCTCCGCCGTCGTGAGATTGGCGGGGCTCCCGTCCTCCCACAGCTGAGGCGTGGAGAAGACGCCCGTGCTGCCAATGGTTTTGCTGACCGTCACGCTCGCCATGTCATCCCTTCGTGACGGTAATCGTCGCCAGTTCCGCCTGCGTGGCGCCCGTCTTGCCTTGCCAGGCCACGTTCTTTAAGGCCACGGGGTCAAGGCTGTGTGCCCGCCGCTGCACCATCGTGCCCTCTGTATCCTCCACCGGCGTCACGAGATGCACGAGGTCCTCCTGTGGGACGCCAGGCAGATCCAGAATTCGATACTGGCCGTTGTGCAATTCTGCCTGGCTAAAGACATGCCCATCGTCCACGAGGCACACCACGTCCCCCTCATGGGTGCGTAGCGCATCCAGAAGAGGGTCCGTGGGGTGCGCGTTCGGGGCGATGCGGATGCAGAGGCGGGCCACCTAGCCTTCCTCTCTGAATCCGATGATCTTGGCGTCCCGGCGTTCGAGACCGGTATCGGTGATTCTCGCCACCTTCTCATCCCAGTCCCGTATGGCTTCCCGATACGTGCCCCACTCTTTTTTGAAGAGCACCTTCGGGAGTCTCGTCAACCGTTTCATGACGATGAATTGCTTATTGCTGCACTGGGAATCGGTATCGTGATGACGACGCAGCTCGACGACGATGCTCCCGGAGCCGTCAGGATAGGAGAACTGGGCCGACCGCAAGCAGGCGATCATGGCTCGTAGGACTTATTCTTCGCACACGATATAACAGGCCGCATTGATCGAGGCCCCGAGCGCAGCGATGTTTTTGAGGCCCATGAACTGCGCCGCCGTAAAGTCTGGTTCACGGTTTGGGGCCGCGACCCAGATCACGCCACTTACCACCGGGACGAACCAGGTATGGCACGAGTCCACTAAGGTCCCATCGGCCGTGTTCTCCACGAGGGCCGTCTGACTCGGCACATACTGATTGATCTTCACGACGGTCCCAGCGGCCCCCGTGCCTGCCGTGGACATCCGTTGCAATTGGAACTGCACCGGCACGAGCGTCGAATTGGGTGCGCCATTCATGCTGATCCCGACTTCGGTCACGATCGTCGTCACCGCCACCGCATTGATTTCGAGTCGATTGAACGCCGTGGCGTTCGCCGCGCTGAGATCTTGCACAAGTCCTGCTGGATGGATGGCCATGGGATTCTCCTTATATGAAATGATGAAATCGTTAGCGCCTCATGGAGGAGACCGACCGAGATCGGCCTCCCATCGGTTCACTTACGTAATGGTCGTCAACACGGCCACCGCATGATCGTCCCGGAACTCGAACGCTTGGCCGAGATAATCGCACGCCACCAAGCCGCTCCAGTTCTGGAGCACATAATCGGTCTGCACGCGAATATCGGATTGGATGGCGAGAATGATCGCTTCACGTTGCCCCACCAGATTCGCATCGTCGGCGGCGGCAATCAACGCCGTATTCGTCGAGAAATAGATGGGCACCCCATAGAGTTCACCCATCAAGCCCGTGCGAATCGGCATCCCGCCCGGCCCGATCATTTGATATTCCGTAAAGCGCGAAATCCCCATCATGATGTTCTTCTGGCGAGGATGAAACACGCCGAATCGATCATCGAAGGGCACGTTCGCCACATCGAGTTTTTCGAGAATGATGCGGAAGCCCGCATCGGTGAGATCAGCGCCCGGCGTGGTAAACGTGGTGCCGTCGCCCTCATAGCGCTGTCCACCCTGGAAGCCCACCTCAAGCGCCAGAATGTGCGCATCGAGGTCTTCGGCCAAGACCCGGCCCATGCCTGGAATATTGGCTGCGGCAATGTCGTATTTCGACTGTTTGCCCGCACGGTCTGGAATCTGAAGGCGCACGCCGCGATGGCGGGTGATGACGCCGTTGAATTCGCCTTCCGTATTCACCGAGTTGGCGTCGTCGCCCCCTTCGGACACGGTAATGACGGTGAGGCGCCCGAGCGCCGGCACATGGATCGTATCGCCCACACTCCCCTCGAAGGGATAGTTGTAGACGACTTGGCGCATGACGGTATTGATTTCCCGAAAGGCGCGGAGTTCTTCCGCCCAAATTTCTGGGATATAGGTGGCCGCTGTGGTGACAGTAACAGGAGCAGTGCCGAGTGCCATAATAGCCTCCGTATCGTTAGACACACACTCAAAGACTCATCTGAGTCCTCAAGCATTGTCCGCAATGCGGAGTGCTATCAGGCTGATTGTGGGACCCAGCGCGGTCCCAGTCAGCGAGGAGGAGGAGCGCCCACTACTGACCGCGAATCACGCGGTCTTCACGATAGGCGGTATCAATGAGATTGCGCCAGCGGGGGTCTCGTTGATAGTCGCCGCTCTTGATCTTCTTCTGCATCGTCGCACGAATCTCACTTTCTTTCCACATCTTTTTCTCGCCGGACTGCCGCGCCTGCGGCGTGGGCGATTGGGCTGAGTGAATCATCTGCTGTACCTCTCGGTTCTGGGCCGGTGCCGTTTGCGGCAGGGCCGTTTTATATTTCTGCACGGCGTGCATCATTTGCTCCCAGCGGTTCGCCCCAGGCTCGCCCTGCGCCATCGCTTTAATCACGTCGAGATTCTCTTCGGTCACGACATCGCCGTATTTCCGAAACAGCCGATTATCGATCGCCTCTTCATAGAGCGGCCCCGCCACTTCGACCATCTTCTGCTCCACGCGCGCTTGAATATGCTGTTCTAATTCCTTTACGCGCTCGTCAGGCCGGTCGAGAAACGTATCGCCCCATTTCTTATAGTCGAACTGCGGCGTCACCTGGATCTGTTGCGAGGCGGGGGCCAGAGCGGGAGGTGTCGGCTGCGGCTGTTTCATCAGCAGGACTTTTTCCTGTTCCAGTTGCCGCTGGCGCTTTTCCGAATGTCCATAGCTTTTCGCCAACTGCTTCAGCTTCTCTTCGGTCGTGCCCTTAAACCGATTGAGGATGTTGTCCACATCCATCTCCGGTTCACTCCCCTCACTCGCCGGCCCCTCTGCGCTGACCATCGGCGCGGCAGGCGCCGCAAATTCCGCTTCCATCTCCGTGAACATATCGGGGCCGGTCTCGATCGGTTCCGGCTCGCGCGAGACGCGCTGGACGGCAGGATTCGGAGGGCGTGGTGGAATGCCCGTCTTCATCGGTGTAAACGTCGCTTTCGTCTGATGCGCCACCGGATTCAACTCCTGGAGCTTGATGCCTGGTGCCATGATCCGTTCCTCCCGGGCGCGTTGCGCCTCGAATGCCGCCACTCGTTCGGCGGCTTCGCGTTGAAAGCGTTTCAATTTCGGTGGCCGTGGCCCCATGGAGTCCACCAGCCGAATGGGATTCTGCACGATGCCGTGTCCTTCAGCCATTAGGACGGCTCCTGCAATTTCGCCAACACCCGCTGCCGGTTCCAAAAGTCCCGAATCTTCTGCTTCAAGCTTTCGCAGACCGGATCAGCGCATTTCAGCGCGATCACGATTTTTGGATCGTTCATTTCGGCTTCGAGCTTGAGATATTCCACAAAGTCCTTATTGCGGAACAGACTGCGAAACTTCGCCACCCGCATATCGTACTTGCTCAAAATCTCCGCTTCCGTTGCGGTGCGTCCACGCGGCGTGGCCCGGCGCCGGAGTTCCTCCTGAAGGCGGCTCATCGCTCCAGATACCCCGTAATCTTCCCCCATTTCGTGCCCGCGACCGAGGCAATCCAACAGAGTTCGTTGTTGTGCGGAATCTTCAAGGGCGCCATGAAATGCGAGGCCACCATGGTATTGGCCGCCTGCACCCCAGACCACACGACGGTGGTGCCGGTCCCACAGGTGCCTCCCGTGCCGTATTTAATCGTCGGCGCGGAATCCGCCGTGGTGCTGCTGGCGGCAGAGGCGCCGAATTCAATATCGGTAATGTACAGCGAGAGCGAGGCGCCAGGGGCCACACAACTGCCGCCGACCGCCGTGAGCGTCGTCGCCGTACTCGCCGTGACCGTACACGCAAAGACCGTGCGCTCCCGAGGATTGACGACTTGGGCCTGCGCGAGCGAGGCTATCAGGACACAGAGGACACAGACAAGGCCGAGAGAGGTCTTCATGCGGCATCTCCTTGCATGAGGCTCAAGAGCCCGGCGTCTTGTCCGCCGATGCCTGAGCCGGATGGTTCGCGTGGCGCGTGCGGTTGGCCTTGGGGCCGTTGCGCCGTCTGCGCCAGAATCCGCGCCGCCTCCTCGGGACTATTGAGCGCTTGGGCATCGTCCATCGTGAGGGCGCGAAACAATTGCTGCCATACGTAGCGGAAGTTCACATGTGCCGTCATCTCCGGCGGGGCTTGTGCCGCGACTTGCATGGCCATTTGGAAATTCTGAATCTGGAAATTGCGCAAGGTCGTGAGATCGGCACCTAAGTAGTTCAGCGTATACTGTCCGGCGAGCACGTCGTTCGGAATCTCGCCGCTATCCCACTTGAGCTGTTGCAACGTCCCCAAGGCCCACTGGAGATAGCCTTCCATCGGCCCGTTCGCGAGGTGTTTCAAAATATCGTTGGCGCGGGCGGAGCCCCCGCCCCGGATCAAGTTCGCTTCGTAGGCCGTGCGGCGTCCGCCGGGGGCCTGGCCCATATCAAAGCGCGATTTGCCGCTACTGCGTTCCGCCTGTTCGCGGAGTTGGCTGATTTCCTGATAGGTCAAGGCCACATTCGCCGAGGGTTGCAGAGGTTTGAGATTATTCAAATCCCCGACTTCAATAAATCCGCCAGGTCTGAGCCAGAGATTGTCCGGGTCAATGATCCCATCATTCACATACGCAAACGCCCCGTTGATAATTAAATTGAGAATATCGGCTTTTTGGTTTTGAAACGTATCGACGAGCGACTGCACGCCCCGGATCGACTCCAGCGGGCCTTTTTCATAGCCGTCCATCCACAGTTGATCATAGCCGCCCCAGCCGATCGGGCGCCCCGCCCAAAAGGGTTCGGTCTCCGCGCGGAGGAGCACGGTGCGATTGCCGACGATCACCACCTGATTCTCGAACAGTTCGCCGTCCACTTCGAGATCGCCGTAGGCGCACAACAGTTCCAGCTCGTTCGGGTCCGCCGCCGTGTGCATCCCCTGCGGCGCCTCAATGCCGTAGACGCGCGCGCGCTTGTCTTTCAAACTGTCAGACGGCTCGTGCGGCCCGCCCCCTTCGACGGACTCCAACGCGCTCAACGCCGCCTGATCCAGATTCTCCATCTGCTGCACGCGCGCCTTTGACAGCACCACGCGCCACACGAGGAGCGACTCGTCACGCGACAGGGCCTTGGGATCAAAGACGACATCGAAGGCGTCGAGCGCCTGAAACTTCACCGTCGGCACGGCGCTCGCGGTGATGACGGGATAGCTCGGCTGGCGCGTCTTCAGATTCGTCCGCCGCTCCCGGCGTTTGTGGGGCCGGCGCATCGTAGCAAACGAACCCAGATAGGGCGCGTTCCCGATCACGGCGAGCTGCTTGACCCAGGGACGCAGGGCTTCGAGAAAGCCCGTGCGCGTCAATTGCGCTTCGAGATAGGCTTGCATCGGCGGCGCGGTCGCCACGCTCCGTTCATCGTCGCCCGTGAGATCGAGATATTTTTCATTGAGGGGAAAGAGGCCGTTCAAGATCGAGGAGGACACGGTATCCGCCGTCTCTTGCGAGAGCGTATCGGCCACTTTCGAGCGCCACGGCCAGGCGTCATACTTCGCCTCATCGACTTCACAGAGATAGTTCATCACGCATTCCGACCAAATCCGCTCTTTCTTCCGGCGCCCGGCGGTCCAATTCTCCCAACAGGCCACCACCTGCTGCACCACGCGCGCGGGATCGGCCGCGAGGTTAATAGCCACGGCGGGTGCTCTTTTTCTTTTTCTTCTTCATCACGCTTAGATCCCTCGTTTCACGAACTTGTCCCGTCCCCACAACGGCGCCGACACGCGCGAGCAATAGCCCGTGCGGTCCAAAATCGCGCGCCCCGTATTGGCATGCCCCGCCCGGCGAAAGCGCGCCACGCGCCCCACGCCCCAGCGTTCCAGGCGATATTCCATGGCGTCGATCGCATGGTTGTCGCCTTCGGTATCGTTCACCGCGCCTTCTTTTTTGTCCCCCTCACGCCACCGGAGGAATTGCAATTCCCGCACGAGGTTCGGGCAGCGGCCCTTGAAGATAAAGAGTTTCGGATACAGCCCGTTCGCGCCGCCCGCTTCGCGGACGTGGTAGGGATGCGTGGTCGCATGCGGCGTCATCGCGCTCATGGCACAATCGCGCCGGGCGCGCCGATCGTGTGAGGCGCAGGGGAGGCAGAGCATCCCCGCGCGCCCCGCGTCGGTGATCAATTGCCGCCCCAAGCCATGATGATCCGCGACGCGCGTCATGCGCCCCGCGACCCCATAGGACTCTTCTGTACGGAGTATTTGCGCGGCGTGGTCCTGTGTCGAGAGTTCCTGGTTCTGCTGATAGTATTCGCCGAAGAAATACACTTCCCCAGTTGGTGATCGAGCAGCAAGCTCGGCAACCATGGGGTCTCGGCTACCAAAGTCAATGCCGCTTCCCACGTCCCATGATCGCGGAATCTCAAACGGCTCAACAAGGTGGAGATCCGGCTTAAAGAGCTTGTAGACACGCCCCGTATAGAAGCGCCATTCCCCGCCGAACTGTTCATAGAAGGCATCTTCACTTAACTCCTGTTTCGCCGCCGCAATATCGACCGTCGAATAATGCGGACAGTCCCACGCCGCCATCGTGTAGAGGCCCCACTCCTCGGGCAGGAGCGCCGCGCGCAGCTCCAGCTCATAGAGCCACAGCCCCGCCGCGTCCGGCGTGGTGCAAAAGGTTTCATACCCCTCCTTCGTCGCGAGCGACGGTCTGACATAGCGCTCCCGAATCTCGCGCGTGAGCTGCGCCGCTTCGGCATAGAGCACGGAATCCAAGGCTTCCCCTAAGAGCGATTGCGGATTGGCGGCGGACTTCCCCAGCACCAAGGCCCCCCAGGTGGTTTTGATCGACAGGTTCCCCGCCCCCGGCTGCTCATACACCGAACTCAGGCACTTCTTCCCCACCTTCGCCTGAAACGCCAGCAGAAAATCCAGCCAATACCGAAACTCCTTATGCGCCAAATCGTAGGTGGGCGCCACAATCCAATGCAGACTCTTCGGCATGAGCGACAACGGAAAATGCCGCTTCGCCCCGGCAAACGACTTCCCCACACGCCGCGCCGCCCGAAAGATCACATGCCGGCGCGGATCGGCCACGATCTGGTCCTGCACGGCGTTCGTCTCAAACTCCAGATCCCGGCACAACTGCAACCGCTTCTCGGGCGGAAAATACCAATATTTCGGCGTGCCGGTGGTAAACGCCACCTACTGCCCCTTCATGCGAGGATGCGCACTGTAGCGCGGCGTCTGCCCACCCACCTTCCCCTGATTGCTCCCGCCCGCGCTCTTCGACTTCCCCATCCCTAATCCGGTCTTGCCTGACCCGCTCTGTGCGTTCACGCTCCCTGGTGCCTGCATGATGCGTCCCTCCTGTTAGCCCAGCCGCCGATCCTTTGCCTCCGCCGGACTCTCCATCCGCCCCAAGATTCCACGCGCGCGAATCCCGCTGCCGCGTGGCCCAAAGATCCCTACGGGTTTC